GACCCAAGTTCTTGGTATTCTCAGAGGTCATACCTACGGCGTCGGACATAGTGAGAACTGACTTGGTAAGGCGTTCAGTAGGTTTCTGCTTGTCCAAAACGTGATAGAATTGCTGGTTCAGTTCATCAGTAACATCAACGTCTTGACCCATTGCAACACTGAGCCGGTTGGTGGTATCAACCATGGCTTGGCCGGCCTTAGCCGAACCGGCCAGAGTCGTCCAGGTAGCCAACATTTTCTGTTGGGTCTTGTCGTACTCGGCACCAGCGTGAATAGCTTCGTTGATGTGCGTAGTAATCGCGTTCCAGGCTCCAATTGCGGCATTGGCGGCAATCGTGCCCCCAAAAATCTTACCGAACAGGTGACTGGTCTTTTGAGTGCGCTCGTTCACGCGCTCGATTGAAGACCGTAGCCGATTGATACCCGTGGGCCGGATTTTTTCTTGGCTACTTTGCACGCGGCTAATCGAAGACCGCAACTTGGCCATACTGGTAGCCGTCTCATTGACCCGGATTTTCTGCCGGTTCAGATCGGAGTTGGCCCCACTAAGCTGAGTCTTGTACTTTTCAACCGCACGGGCAGCCGTAGCATACTCATCGGTATTTTGCTTGCCCGCAGTGTCCAGAGACTTGAGGGCCGCCTTGGACTTCTCATATGACGCGCGCAAGTCGTCCACACGGGCTTGATACTGCTTAAGTTCGGTAGTTTGCTTGCGGCGCAATGAGCTAGACTTACTGAGCGTAGACTGGTAGCCCTTGGCTTCGGCAGACAGGGCCTTGTACTCTTTCCCCTCGGCCCGAAGTCGGGCCACACTTGACTTGGTAAGGTCATTGTTACTCTTGATACTGCGTTGCAGTGCAATCACGCCGGACTTGTACCCGGTAAGTGATTGCTTGGACTTATCTTGTTGACGGGTCAGGGACGCAATGCGCGTCTCCGTCCGGTTAATCTGGGCTTGATACTTGGCATACTGCCGCGCACCTTCTTGGGTAGTTTGGTCAAGCCCTTTCTGCTTATCGCGCAGTGCAGAGATAACATCTCGGTTAGCTTTGATAGTTCGGCTCAAGCCGGTGTACTTGGTCTCAGCCGCCTTGACGTACTCGCCTGTTGACTTGAGGGCGGCACTCTGGGCCTTCCATGAAGTCGTCACGGACGACACAACACTGCGCAAATTCTTAAGTGATTTAGACGTTTGCAAAGTATCAAGGTAGACCTCGGTACTCATTTGCGCGTCAATTTTTTTAACCACTGTGATACACCCCTTTCTTAGCGACTTCCTCTATCCCATAGCCCGCAACTGTTTCAGGAATGCTGCGGGGTCAACAACTGGCCGGTCTTTCTCAGGACGGGCTAAAAGCACATCGTTGAAGCGATAGAAGTCTTGGTCGTCAAAGTCTTCTGGGGTCATGTGCATGTTAATGAGGGCTTGTTGCGCATTGTAGTCAAATTCTTCAATTTGATTGGACAGCTCGTTAACTTGCCGGCGCGCTTTTATTTTTTTTCGGTGTCACTCAATTCTGAATTGTCGGTAGATTCTTTCTTTTGAGCGTCTTCCACTTCGGTGATGTCTTGGTGTTGGATACCTGCGATAATCGTCTGAATCAACTTGCCGGTTTCATCAGTTGTCAAGTCACCCAGAGCGTGCTTTTCCTTGGTCTTAAGCCGCAGCATGTCGGTGATGTAGTCAGTCATGGCTTGGTTGGCTTCAATAGCGGCGTCCAGCATGTCCATGTCGCTGGCGTCATCGGGCATAGCTTCAACCTTGAGCAGTTGCTTTTGAATAACCAGCGTTTTTTGGAAGTTGCGGTTGGATTCTTTAATCTCAACGGGTTCTTTGATACCTAAAACTTTTGCATTTACCTTAACTGTCATAATTTATGACCTCGCTTTTAGAATTTTTGTTTACACCAGAAAAAAGGCAACCGCGTCAGTGCGATTGCCAATTTCTGAACTATTAGAGTCTAGGCGCTCTTACCGTCCCCTGAATCGGACGTTTGCGAGCCAGAACCACCAGCAGGGGTGGTGTCGGTCGTGTCACTAGCACCTGGGAAAATTTCATCAATCAAGTTCTTATCGGTGAAACCTTCATCAGCGGCGTAGTACGTCTTCATCATGTGCCCGTTTGAACCAGCCAATGGGTTGTACGTCAATGCGTCTGCAACCCGTGATTGGTTTTCATTGGACGTTTGCAGGTTCTTGTCGCCCTGGGTCATGTTCCCATCGTAGAAGCAGTAATGAATTTCATTACCAGCTAAATCGGAACTGATCAAGTCCATGGCGATATGGGGGAGAACGCCGGACGCATTATCTAAGTAACCGCCCTTACCGTCTGATTCTTCACCCAACGCCTTTTCCAAAATTTCATGCGGCAAGTTGTTGAAGCTGGCCGCAACACTTGGTTGTGACTTACCAACAGATTGGTCTTGCAGAATGTCGTTACCCCAAACCTTGGTAACACTTGGTGCAATACCAGTAATGTTTGCTTCACTCAGACCTTGTGCAACCCGGCCGCGAGCGTCAAAAATACCATTCTCTGAGAACCCGTCTTCACCAGCAATAACCTTACCAGTCTTGGGGTCAATTAAGGCCATTCGCAGACCTTTGATACCAACAGTAGCCATTTATAACACCTCAAATTAATTTATTTTTTGCAACGTAGATAACCTTGGTCGTTTGCCCCGTGTCAGGGTCAATCGAATGGGCGCGCGCCGTTGTAATACGCCAGCCCTTAGATTCAAGCTCTTTCATGAGTTGAATTTCTAGGTCACCAACGTCTTGGTCAAAACTCAACGAGTAGAAAATTTCAATCTCAACGCCGTACGTGGCGGCATTAAAAGTATCGTTTCCCCACACATTAAGCTCCGTCGTCGACTCGGTGACTAGTGCTATCGTGTCCGTAGTATTTGCGCTCGCGTCTTCGGGCAGTAACCCGGTGTACACGGCGTTTATCCATGGGACACTCTCAAGAATTTTGCTGACTTCGATCGTGGGTAGTGCCATTTCAGTCACCCCACTTTCTACGGACAAGCTCTTGATACTTGGCCGCTTCGGCAGCAATAACTTTATTCTTTGCGTCCTGACGAGCAACATCAACAAAGTGGTCGCCCCGGATACGCTTAGTCCCGTCATTTAGGAACCGGGCAATGTACGCTTTGTTGACGGTGAACCCCACCGTGCTGGCACCGGTCTTGTCGCCGTCAATGTCAGTTCGCTGGTAGGTCACAGCGTCCGCAAGGTGAGTGTCGTCCTGACCGGTAACGCGAACCCGGTAGTGCTTGCGTTTGGTCGTATCTCGCAAGTGGTAGGACAACACCTTAGCCCCGGCTCCCGTAACAGTCGCAGTTTCCGAAGGCGTCAAGTGAACGGTTTGCTGCACGTTGTCTAGCCAAGTCGTCAATGCTTTATTTAGGTCCATGCGGCTACCCCCCTTTGACGGTATCGGACTTTTCCAGGGTGATAAAATCGAAGGCGATATAGTTGTTGGTGTCGTCATGCGAGATATTCGCAATCCGATACAGCTTGCCGTCATCAAGTTTCACCCGCAGTTGTTCGTCTAGCGCTGAGTTGCGGCGTACAGCGATAGTGCGCGTCTCTTCCATGCCAGCCTGCTTAGCCGCAAATAGCTGAGACGCTGACCGGGTACGGTACTCGGCCCACAACGCAAACGATTCAACGAACGACTTAACCGGGGCGCCCGTGTTGGGATTGGTAGCTTGCTTGATGGTGCCGAAGTGGGCGCGGTGAACCAGTTGATGTGGTCTAATCTTGACCATTGTCAGCACCCCACATTCGCCCACGCAGGTGGTTAATCATCATGCTAAGACCCTTGTTAGTACCTACCCCGGTCGAACGATCGTAGTAGTAGCAAGAAACGTAGGTCTTCACGGCACGGTCAAACAGTGGGTACTTTTCGTACTCTTCCACGGGCAAATTGTAATTGACCGCGGAACGCACGTAGTCCGTACCTTCATCAATCAGAGATTGCAAAATATGCTCTTCACCATCTAAGTGAAGTTCTTCTTGCATTTCGCTAACAGTCACGGCCAATTTCAGTCACCCCTTTACTTAGCGTCAGCGGTTGGTGCGGTAGCAGCGCTTGAAGACTTCACTGCCGTGTTGGTCAGGAAGTAACCGGCGTCGGCGTCAGCAACCTTAACGTCATAGCGCAGAGCACCCATCAGGTACTGGCCGTAAACCTTGTCATCAGCCCAGCTTAAGGAGACTTCTTGGCGGTCAGCGAACAAAATAGCCCGGTTCAAGTCACCGATAAAGGCCAATTGGTCACCAGCCTTGCCCAGCAACGTGTCAGAGATACGAACGACCCGAACGCCTGCGAGTACACCGGTGCTTGGCGTCGTGATGTCTTGGTGGAAAATGTACTGGCCGTTGTTGTCCTTCAAAGTGTCCAACGTGTTGTACAGAGATTGCGTTGCGACAATCGTTGGTGCATATGCCGGGTCAAGGGATACGTTCAGAATGCCCTTGATCGTATCAACGATGTTGGTGTCGGTGGAAGCAACGGCGGTGAAGCCTTGCAAAACCTTGGCAATGTCGGCGTTGGTGGTGTTTACGGACTTTTCGCCCATGTTCTTACCAACCAAGCCAGTCAGGTCAACTTGAGAATCGTCAATGGCTTCTTGAGACAGCGGAATTGCGCCCCGGCGAGTCGAAACCTTCCAATCAACGTCTTGGAAGTCTGGTTCTGCCAGTGCTGGGTTCTCCTTGAGTTCTTCAATGCTTGGGAACGTGTCAGTGGCACGCTTAAGAATTGGGTAAGACCCGGACGGCGTGGTAACAGGAACGACATTTACAAGTTGCTTCAAGTCAACAACAGTGTTAACTTCACTCTGTGGATTGTAAATGATTTCTTCGGGAACCAATGGTTCAGCTTCGGTTGACGTAACTTGCAATGCGGCAGTGTCCTTGATGGCACCCTTAGAATGCAAGAAGTCGTTAAGCGCATGCTTTTCAGCAGACAGCTTATTTTCAGTAACAGGCACTTTCTTGGCCCCCTTCTTAGTCTTGGCAGAATTGCCAGCGATATGGCTGGCAACTTGGTCTGATTCTGCGGTTTCCCGTTGCGTCTTCAATTCGGCAAAACGGGCTTGTTCATTATCGCGGTCAGACTTCAATGCGGCCATGTTTTCGGGACTAAACTTGTCATCAAGTAAGCCCTCAGTGATTTTGGCGTTGATGGCGGTCAACTTTTCTTGTGAGTCCGTCATGGCGTCCTTAATTTCAGATAAATTCATTACTTTACACCTCTCAAAATATTTAATTTCTGTTGCAGTACAGTGTCGTGAACCGGCTCAGTTTTTGGCTTAACCGTCGGCTTCTTGTCGGTGGCGAGCATGTTTCTAAACTTGACGACAGCCGACTTGGCCGGGATAGAAGACGCGGACGCAACGGCTTGTAGCGTGTCAGCTGAGTCATCGAATAAAATCTTGTCGGCAAAGCCATAATCCTTGGCTTGCTCGGCCGTGAGCCACGTTTCTTTATTCATCAAGTCCAGCAGGTCGTCCTTGGCCATGCCTGTCTTGGCGACATAAGCGTTGGCGATTGACTTGTTGATGTTGTCCAACACCCCAGCCTTGTGGGCCATGGTATTAGTGTCACCTTCAACCGCTGAACTGGCATTGTGGATCATGAGTTGGGCCGTTGGCGACATCGAAACGGTATCGCCGGCCATGGTGATAACGCTGGCCGCACTAGCCGCAATGCCCGTGACTGTGACGTTGACCTTGCCAGAGTAATTTTTCAGCTCGGTAAATATGTCACTAGCCGCGAACACATCGCCGCCGTAGGAACTAATGGAAACGTCAACGTCACCACCGCCGGCGTCTTCTA